GTTCATAGAGCGCGGCGGAAAACAGCACATGAATGCTAACGCTGTGGCCGTTATGTCGAAGGTTTTAACCTGTTCGCATGGCGTAGAGCTCGAGAAAGCCACCCATGTTGAAGTCCAAGATGGTAATGGACAAGTTGCTACAAACAACTTTGTCTTTAAACCGTATGGAACGAATAACGGAGCTAACAAAGATTTAGCCGTAGCACAAAAGAGCGCCCCGTTTGGAAGAAGTTACAAGCCTGCAATCCCAGAACTTTACGAGGAGATCTGGGTTGTGGGATGGACTCTCGACGGAAAATGGCACGTTTCCCATGGACATGTTGACCCACTTCAGCCCCCGTATGAAGGGCCTGATTATGAAGGTTGCCTCTGTCACACCGCCTCTACGTCACCCTCATTGAGTGGCGCGGCCGTGATGAATAGTAAAGGAAATGTAGTTGGAATTCACAAGGGGGGTGCTGGCGAAAAAGCACCTCGCAACGTCTTCATTCCATTCACCAAACAACATTTGGTGGATTTTGGGATGCAGGGGTTGCATCATCCCCAATAAAAACCTTGATGCCACAACGGGCGCGGGGCCCTGCCTACCCGCTCTACAAGCTTAAACACTCGCAAAAGCTTGTAGATCTGCACCACCAAGTACCCTTAGGATCAAATGAGGATATAGTGCAGATAGACCCCGTGGTAGCAAGAATCCTCAAAGGCAGGTTACCAGTCAAAACGCATGGAATTGTACATCCGACTAAATTTAACGTAGATGTGACACTTGAAAAGAGTGACCGGGTAGAAAAATTTCCCCACGGTTCACCACATGTATTAAAAGCGAAACAGCATTTGTCAAGACATTATGCACATATGCATGGTCGCTGTGGCATTTGTTCCTTTGAGAATTTGTCGTTTGATCCCAATACCTCATCGGGGTATCCTTTCAAAGACAAGAAAAGAGAAATCATCCAGAAGTACGAACAGTACCTGAGATGGTTTTATAGGGACGGATGTCCAGATAGACCAATGCCAATTTATTCTGTCACACCTAAAGTTGAGTATTTGGATAACAATGAAATAGCTAGTGGAAAGATTCGCCTTTTCACCAACCCACCCCTGGATTATCTGATGCTGGAGAAGAAGTACTATGAGCTTCAGGACGACCTGATGCTCCAGTATGATCCCCAAACATGGAGCGCACTGGGCTTTGTAAAAGAGAAAGGGGGTTGGAATGCGTTTGTAAACCGGTTATCGTGGCGCGAGTTACCAACACACGTGAGAAAGTTTTTCAAATTGGACGTAGGAAAATGGGATAAGGCCTATGGTTCGGGATTGGAGGAAGTTTGCGATGATGAGAGAAGAAAGTGGTTCAATTTCGTACCCACGGCTGAGCAGGAGGAAGATCTTGCTTTTCTGAGGGACGAGGCCATCTTCTCTTTCGAGATCTTGCCTAATGGTGAATTATACGCAACAAGCGTTAAACAAAAGAGTGGAAGACTTCGAACATCGACGAACAACACCCTGGCTCACATTTTTATTTGGTTTTACCATTACGAACGAATGTGTGAGAAACTGGGGATACCACCTACTTACGAACACTGCATGAAGACACTAACAATGTCTATCTACAGTGATGATGTGCAAGGGTCGACTCTAGATGAGCGATTCATCGATCCGTTGGAACTAGCGGAAACGTATTCCCATTTCGGAATGGAAATGAAAGAATTCGATGCATCGGAAGATCCCACATCCATTCACTTCCTAGGATGCTCAAATATGCGTTGGAGAAACCATTGGGTACCAAAATATAACGATGACAGAATGTACTATGCACTGTTTTACGTTGCAGGAAGAATGAGTGACCGTGAGAGAACACAACGAATCAGTGGATTAGCCCACAATCTTGCTTTCAGCGAGCAATACGCAGACACAATAATTTACCTACAAAAGAAATTAAGCGAAGAAGGTCGCTGGGTAGGCGCCCCCCCGATTGACCCTGGTCGATTGAAGGTGGACTACCTCCCAGCGGGGAGCCTAGGCAATTAGGGACCAAAAATTCCACGGAAGGAGCCACAAACTGGAGACTTCCGAGATCGACCGAGAATCGATCCATCAAATCTTTGACTTGATCATTGCAGGTGTAAAAGAAGGAGACGTAAAAAGTGTAACTAAGTGTTGCCGCACAATAATTGAAATAACTATCGAGCGCGCAGACGAACTGAATTTAATTGATTTGGAAGATGAGCAATACGCAACCATCAAAAAGAACATTGAGAAATCGGAGGAGGAGAGTGAAGAAGAGAGCGATGATGAAAGCGTGCGCAGCGATGTGCATGCAGCCAAAGGGCGCCAACGCGACCCTACCCCCAGGAGTTGTTTCCGGGGGGGGCGCGTACTTCAAAAGAAAGTCGCCCCGAGTCGTCGGGCGCGGCGCCTACTTCGCTCCCGATTACTTTGAACGCTTAGGCGAAGGTTTCTTCGGAAACCGAGGCAAGCTAGTCGGAGAAGGAGTTTATGATGTCCTGAAGGCCTTTGGACTTGGGAAGTACAAAGTGAAGAGGAACAGTCTGGTCCAGAAACTAGATATGGGAGACGAAGTGCCCCGTGTTAGGAATTCAAACCAAGGAGAAGGTTTTGTTATTCAGCACGAGGAGTACATCGGCGACCTCTTAACAGGCACAGGAACTCCTACACCATTTGCAACAGAGTCGTTCAATATTAATCCTGCCAACCCAGAGCTATTCCCGTTTTTGTCCGCAATAGCAGAAAATTTCGAGGAATATGAATTCCGGGGACTTTTGTTTACCCTTAAGTCTCTGGCAAGTGAAGCAACCACTGCTCTGTCACTTGGCAGCCACTTTGGTGCTGTTCAGTACGATGTGAATGATCCAGCATTCACAAACAAGCAGGAGCTTGAGAATTATCAATACGCCAACTCGAAGAAGGTTAGCAAATCGTTTATCCTTCCGGTTGAGTGTGCCAAAGGCAATGATGTTCTCGCCCATTTATATACTGCACCTAGTGGGGTCATTCCCGCTGGAGCTGACTCTAAGTTCTATAATCTAGGCCGACTAACAATCGGTTCGCAGGGCTGTCCGGCCGCGAACACCCCAATAGCAGAATTGTGGGTGTCTTATGAGATTGCGTTGTTCAAACCGAAATTGACCGCTGGTGGCGATTTACAAACAGCCACCATCACCGCCCATTATTATTCGACGGATTTCACGAATGCGAAACCCCTCGGCCAAACTTGGAATTCGAACTACGATCCCAGTAGCGGGAGCTATTGGAGTGGCTCGATATCGAGTGCCGGGGGGGGGACAATCTCATTCCCGCCAAATATGACAGAAGGCGTGTTCCAAGTGACCGTACGCTGGACTGGCACAGCTGCAACCTTTGGTGCTCCAACAGTCACCACTGCGAATTGCACTGCTGTAAATATGTATCAAGCAGACACCGTTTCCAAGGTTTTCTGTCCGCAGAATGGCTTGGCTGGTGTGACTGATGTCATGTTCAATGAATACGTATCCATAACAGGAACGAATGCTCAGCTGACAATCGGGTCGGGGACCTTTCCCGCGGCCGGATCAGTTGACATTTTCATAACGCAGGTCAATGGCAATATCAATTGAGTGCAGAACGCTGCACCCGGGGGATAAGGAAGCCCACTCCTCATACTAGCTCGCAAGTTAACAGGAGGGAGGGCCCCCCGTGGGCGATGATTCTTGGGTTTTTATACCTTTTTCCTAAGATGAGCCCGAAAGGTTCTGGTGACGAGGTTGCGCGGATAAGTGAGGGGAGTAACCCCCTGCGCTGTCTGTGTCCTACACCGGGAAATAATTTTTAAATTGGTG